TTAACAATCCTTTCCCACCTAACGGCTTCTTCCTCTATTAGTTTATTCTTCTCAGTGGTTAATTTTTGGTTTCTTTTATCTGGAGGCATATTCATTACCTCACTCCATTTATCTTTTAATTTTTGTTGTATCCTGTCACGAGCACTTCGACCAAAACCTCTAGTAGTCTCACTTTCAATAAAAACAGAAAACCTCGCTCTCTCTATTGAACTTCTTAATTGATCCCCATATACAGCTTCTGCTTTAGGTCTGAGCATTTTAGTTACATCAGCTTCTGTATCTTTCCACTGGTCTGTATTAAATATAGCCCCTTTCTCGTACACCTCTGCACCAACAGCTTTTAATTCATCCCAAGCTCTATAGTTTTTATTCCGCAGCCAATCAGTTAAAGATACTTGTTTATTTTGGTTAGCAGCAAAGTTCCTAAATTCCTCTTCTTCTTTTCTCTTAAAATCGTCTCTAAAGTTTAATGGGTTTTGTGGGCGAAGATATAAATCTTCATCTATTTTATTAATTCTAGTGGTATTACCCACCCAAAGTAACTCAGCATCGTCAGAAGAATCCTCGTCTAACGCTATATTTGAAAGTATGTTTTTATAAGCAGCTTGTGGATTATTTGAAGATAATATTTCATCCACTAATCTTTGAACCTCTTTAGGGTTATTTTGTAAAGCTGGGTCCAAACTTACAATACTAGTTTTAATAGCATTTATATGTGAAGCTTCAAGCTGACCATCTCGCTCTAACCCCGATATACCCTCAGAAGCTATGTCATAATAACCAGCGAATAACTGTTGCTTTTTAGTAACGCTAAGTTTGTTATCTTCTTTTCGTGCTGTTTCTAAACTGGTTATGACACTGTTTATTTTTACTTGCGAATCTGTGGACCCAAATACTTTTCTATTATTTACTTTAGCACCAACCATTGACTGAATAAAAGCATCAGCATCGTTATATCTACCGTTAGTTACTAAAGTGTAAGCTTGTGTTATATAACTATTTAAAAGTATTTTCTGTCTAGTACCTGGATCAATGATACCAGCTTCTTTCATCAGCTCTTCTCTATTTGTTATGAGGTTTTGTAATTTATCTACAGTCATAGGACCCTCAACTTTCCTCGTAGCGAACCTAAGTTCACTCATTGAGTCCTCATCTTGTGTATCTTCTATAAAATCTTGTTTAGCTTTTTCAAAGTCTGCTATTAAATTACTTTTGTATTTAGGAGCAATAGAACTCCACATAGCTTTAGCTGCAACGGAGTTTGCTTTATCTTCCCCTATCTCGCTTACTAAACCCTGCCAGCTGTTAGACAGTTCTGTATCTACTGCGTTTAGAAAAGAGTCTGTATCTTTGTATTTTTCTACATCAACTAACTCAGCTGCTTTAGCTTGTAAGTTAGGTAACATAGTATTTCCTACATACCTCTTTAATAAAGCATCTCTATAAGCTCTGTCTCTGTTAGCTAAAGCCAACGGACTGAATCTATTTAAATCTTTTAAGTTCTTAACCTCATTGATTATATCTTGCTCTGCTACAGCTTCAGCTTGTTCCGCACCTATTCTCTCTTGTTGTACCTGTAGCTGACTGTACTGTTTTCCTATCAACCCTACTTTCTCTAAATCACCTGCAAGTTGTAATAGTTTATTAGTACCTGCTTTAGGCTGTACTATTCCGTATTGATAACCAGGAAGATCAACAGGTTGAACTGTAGGTGCTTCACCTAATCCTTGTACTTGTACTCGTTCGTCCATAATTAATAACCTGGTGTAGGAATGCTATATTGATCTGTCTTGGGCATATACCTAGAAGTTTTACCTCCTCCGATACTTATTCTCCTAGGTCTATCCGTTCCCATTCTACTCGCTATGTTTGACCCTGTTGCGTATCCACTAAGTCCACCGCTGATAGCACCTAATCCTGCTGATAATAAACTAGGTCTTTCAATAGGTTGACTAAGTCCTAGTATCTCCTGTTGAGAAGCTAATCCTAACTGTTGTAGGTTCATGCCTGTCTGTAGACCGTAAAGTTTTTCTTGAGTAGTAAGTGCTACTTGTTGTCCTGCTTGTTGTCTAATATAGTCGTCCATTAAAGCTTGCACTGAAAGACCTGACACACCTGCTTCACCTGCGGATACAGTAGCACGAGATAACTGTTCTCTAGCTGCTTTAGTTACTTTTCCTTTTTCTTGTGCTAAAGCTAATCGTTTCTGTTGAGCTTCTAGTATTTCAGATGTCCTTTGAAAACCTGCTTTTCTTTGAGCCGCTGCTATAGACTGTGCTTGATAGGCTGCTTGTTGTTTAGCTTGTTGTCTTTGTCCTGCATATCCTGCTATTGAAGACCCTGCTCCTAATAAAGTACTAGCTCCAACCATTCCCACAGCTGTCGCACTTCCTGTAGCACCTAATGCTGATCCTACTGCTATTGATATTGGGTCACACATATTACTTCCTCTCTATCTTAAATGACTTATAACCTGGATAATTGCAATCTTCAAAAGTAGCACCTAACCAAGTCAACCACCTAACACTCAGTGTATTAGCTTCCATAACATAGTTTGTTAAGTAGTCAAATCCATCCATCAAGTCATCTATCCAAAGCTGTGATTCCTTAACAAATTTCTTCTTTATCTTATAAAAGTTCCTAGTACCTAACAACCAAGCGATTCCTATGTTATCTCTTGGACTCACTCCGAAGCAAGCTAACAGACCGTCTTGACATGTCTTGACGCTATAACACTTACTACTTGATTCAAATGATCCGTACACAGCATCTCTAGGGTGGTGCATTAATCCTATACACTCCATCATATCTTCTTCTCGTAAGTCTTCGTATAACATAGGAGCATCAAGATCAGCCATAGAAGGTTCAATTCTAACTTCCATATCTTCTACTTCTAGGTATTATTGTGGATTCAAACTCAGCAGCTAATAACTTACAAGGCAGTGCAGAACTACTCTTAACTTCTATAGTAGCGTCATTAGGTTGAGCTTGTACTGCAAACTTAAAGAATCCTGTCTCAGGTGTGAACTTACTAAGCGTACTGACAGAAGCTAACAAAGTAGGATTGTAAGTATAAGTGTAGGTATCTCTGAATTTAGGAGTTACTTCTACAGTGAAGTGTCCAGTCTCTGAGTATTCCAAGCTACCATTACGAATAGTTTGAAAGGTGTAATCAGATGCGGATCGTCCTCCTCTTTCTGTAGGTTGTTTCAAGTTCTGCTTGGAGAACCTGTATAACATATCGTACTCATATCCTATGAAGAAGTCATCCTCACTAAGATAGTTGTAACTTTCATCAGACCAATCAGCAGCACTCACAACCTCAGATGTAACAGCCCAATAAGCTGTATTTGTAGGTAGGATAGAAGAAGAGGAAGTATGTCCTTGGATACATTTATATAGTGTACCCTCATAACTGACATAAGCTGCTAACTGACCATCCACTATAGCTTCAGTATTAACAGAGTTACTGATAGTCAGAGCTCTTCTGTTACCATTCTTAGTGTACACTGCCATGCCATCTCTGAATACAAAACCTCCAGTAGTGGTAATCTTAGTGACATTAAATCGAGTGACACCATTAAATACTAATCCTGATCCACCACTTCTAGTGTAATCAACAGAACTGACATAGGTGCTATCTGAACTACTGATCCTGCTGTCCAACAGTAAAGCATATTCCCTGTCACTTTCCACCAATCCATTCTCCATTGGTATCTCTTCTAAGTAAGTACCGACATCATCAGTAGTGATAACATAAAGTGTAGCTTCTATAAAAAAGAAACTTCTAACATTCCTGGCAAATGAGAAAGTCATCCAAGCACTCTGTATCTTCTCATCTCCTTGCCAAAAGTATTTATATACATACAGCTTCTTATAATCACTGTCTGATTGTACAATTACCATGTTCTCTGCTGAACTTCCTTCCATCCTTACGATGTTAGTAGGTATGTACTTGTTTATCTGTTCTGTTATCTCAGCAGCTCTGTATGTCTCAGTGTTATTATCTACTGTGTACTCTAACAATCCTTCAAAGTTATTCCTTTTAAAGTTAAAGTATATATAGTTACTAAGTGCTAACGGACGAATAGTTTCTGACACATCATACTCAGTGACTGGTGATATAGTAACCGTCTTAGGAGTTAACAAATCTCCACCTCTAAGTACAAACTGAGTCTTAGGAGAGAACAACATTAACTTCTCCTGGAATGCCTGTGCATGTTGTAGGATGCTGATCTTAGTGTGAGATATTCCTACATCTATAGGAGCAGAGTCTAACAGCGATTGTGTTGTAGTTCTAAAGAAGTTAAAATATTCATCTGCTTCAGAGAACACCACAGCATCATTAGTCAGTACTCCTAATCTATTCTTAAAGAAAAAGATGTCATTGATTGTAGCACCTGTGAAAGATGGAAATGGATTAGTGTTGTCATCTCCTGCTCCTCTAGGTGTCCAATCAATTAACTTCAATGTAAACCCTGTTATCTTACCTGTTGCTGGAGTAGGTACTAATCTTACAGGCATTGTCTCTTGGTCAAAGAATGTTTCTATACCTAAAGACTCTGACTTATCTGTTCCTTCGTTTGTCCATCCTGCATCTTCTATCCAAGAACCTTCTCCGAAGTCTTCATTGTCCTTGGTTTTAAATTTAACATAGTAATCATCTTGGTCTAAGTCAGCATCACCAATGATCTTAACTCTGAATAGATTGAAACATTCTTTAGGTAAGTCAGTGATGTTATCTACTTCTTTATAAATAACACCTAATGCTTGATTACCTAAACCATCTGAAACTTTAATTTGAAAGTCAGAATCAGATATTATCTTTATAACACTGTCTTCTCTTTTAGTTGTAAACTTAGTAGTTGATCCTGAAACGGTAGCAGTAAAAGTAGGTAAAGTATAAGGAGCACCTGTGATAACTTCTGTTTCGTATGTAGTAGAATATCTACCACTAATACTTCTTATACCTTTATCGACTTGGATAGTAGTTATTTTTTTAATTACTAACGACAAAGGATTTGTAAGATTACCTGTTATAGGATCAACGCTTGAATCATATCCTGTGCCTTTATGAGTTAAAGTAGAACTAGATACTCTTCCGTTAGCATCAAAGACAATCTCTCCTCCAGCACCTGAAGCTACAGTACTACCTATTGTTTGATTAACAGTATATGTATAACTGACATAGCGAGAAAAATTACCTCCTGAAGGTGCGAATCCTGACCCTGTTCCTGTAGTAAAAGTAACACCACTTAACACACCTGCTGATCCTACAAAAGCATCTATCTGTGCCTGTAAGTCTTGAGCTATGAACTCTGTATCTGCATGTTCTCCGTTATTACTATCACCACTCTCATATGTATGTTCACTAGGATTACTTGGACTGTTTTGAGATTGATTAGGAGCACTACTATCAAAAGGAATTACTTGATTATCTAAGAATATATCATAGGTCTTCTCATAGTCTCCTAGCTTAACAAATATTAAAGCTTCCTTTTCCAAGTCCTTAGACTTCAATGTGGAGTTCTTAGCTACAGTTTTCTTTTTGTTAACAATAAATGTAGAGTCTGCAATGGTTAAAGCTCTGAGGTCTTTGACAGGATTAGTAGCACCTGTAAGATACAGACTAGCAGCAGAGTCTTCAATAGTAACAGAAAGAGAAGCAGCAGCTATATTATCCTGTGTAAGATCAAATGCTCTTAATTTATTTGTAGAGTCATAGGTAATCAGATATTTATTCTGTTCATCTCTATCTACATAGTGACTAAATAAATCAGTACCTATATTAGCACCTAGTCCTGTATCATATAAAAACCTACTATTAGGTCTTTTTACTAATCCCTCTACTACAGTTGACCAAGCATTTATCTGCTCATCACACTGTCCAGGGTATCTTAAATTGTCAGGCTGTTGTGATACACCTTGTGCAAGGTTAGGAATACTGGTGTGAAGCAGTGGCATTGTTATCTGTCTAGTACTCTAAGTACGCTGTAGTGGTCAAATATAGTCCTGTCTGCATTCTCAGAATCGCTTTCAATAGCCCTGGCTTTTGCTTCTATCTCATCTCTCAATGCAAAGCCTTCTATCTCACGACTGCCTAAGAACCTAGCAGCAAATATTCTAGCAGCTTTGACAGATATGTAATGTCTAAATTGTTCAGGTAGTTCTTCAAATTCCAACTCAAAAGTAATTATAGCTTTTAAGTCCTTAGTCCAAGTATCCCTGTGATTCTTTCTGTCGTACAGTGTAGTACCTCTTTGTACAGCATCAGTATCTGTGTTTAACTCAGGGTCTAAGTCTACCTTTAATGTATTGCTCGGAAGAGTAATCTTACTTGTATTAGCATCTGGTACTAACGGATAATCATACTCAGTATTAAAATGCCATCCTTCCGATTGGATAGCCTTACTTGTTTCTTCTAAAGCATGGACTGCTTGTGTGACGGTTACAGGAACACTTGTTCCACTTAAAGTATTAACAGGTGATTCTCCTATTACAGAGATCATTATGTTTACCGCTTCTAGTTTAGTTGTCAGTGCCATAGCTTAATAAATAAAAATATCGATGAAGGGTGCGGAACGAATCACAGACCACCCAACACCGAAGAGAGAATCCGATTAAGATACTAATTCGATAGCACACTCAGGACGGAGGATTCCGTGACCCATAGCATACTTAGCAACGAACAATGTACCTTGACGCTCAATCTGATATTCAGATTCAGTAGCAAGATCAAGTAACTTAACAGTTCCAACAGCAGCAGAGTGTCCTACGATACCCAAGCTGTTTCTGAAGTCACCATTGTATCCTGCTCCGTCTCCACCAAATACATCATTAGATGATGCACCGTCTCCGCTAGTAACAGCTGACAAGTCAGTTGATGGGATGTGAGTGGATTTGTAGATATTGATACCAGCTACTTGTGCAATGCTACCAGAAGCAAGTGATCCTGAACCTCCTACATCTTTATTAGCAGCAGAAGTATTGATAGCAACTGCACCGCTACCTCCTGTAATAAGTTTGTAGTATTCACTAGGACGAAGAACAGCAAAGCGTCCGTCACCAGGAATGTCATTCTCGTCAAGCTTTTGAGCAGCTGTGAACAAAGCAGTGATTAACTCAGAACCTGTAACAGCAGCAGGAGTACCTGCAACATCACCAGCACTGAAGTCATTGTTAGCAACATCAAGTTGTCCACCAGTTTTACCGCCAGTAATGACAGCAGAACTACGAGCAGCAGCGATGAATACTTTAGCGATAGCACTATCGAAACGAAGTGCAAGAGCCTTACCTAACTCGTTAGCGTAAACTGAACGAATATCGTAGTGGTTCTTTACATCGTCAATGTTAGCTAAGAAAGTAGAAGCAATAAGCATCTTATCAATAGTGATAATTTGTTCAGCTTTCTTAATGTCGCTGAGGTATTTGCTACTAGCACTACCACCTTCTTCAGCGATGTTCTCGCCTGGTGTGTGGTAATTAGCTGTTGCAATACCTGTTACTGGGAACTGAGCGGATTTACCGTTCTCAATTGTACGAATAGTGTGTAAGGGTTTGAAAACATT